TGTGAGATAGCTCGCTCCACAGGATCTCGTAAGAGGACAATGAGCCGTGCATCGGGTACATTATCATATATTCTCTCAGGTGCAAGTTTATGAAATAGATAAAAAGGTGTCACTTCACCACGCAGCTGTGAAGGATGTGCTTGTAAGAAATGTTCCTGATACCAAGATAAAGGTTTATCATAATTGATACTAAAATAATGTATCTCTTTTGGTGTACTAAGAAACATTCCTGAATGTCTGCGCAGTAGATGATACAAACTCGTTGTACCACCCCTTTGCGCACCAATGACCAAAAAATGTGGTAAGTCTTTACTTGTAATATTTACCAGAATGACCAGATCCTCCACAGCTGTTACAGACATAAGTTGTGTTTATGTCCTTGTCTGCAAGTCTTGGTTTGGTAAAACCATTTCCGTGACACTCCTCACATATTTCGTATATAGGCATTCTTCTTTCCTCAGTTTGCATTACTTCTCCTTCGTTGTGCATTGTTGTTGATATTTCGTGTAACCAAGTATAGTGATTGATGCATCTTTTGGGTCAGGTTTTGACCACCCTTTATCAACCCATACACAGGTATATTGTCTTTCGTTGTTTTTTCGTTGTACAAAAAAATCTGCATTACTCCAAGTATACAGATTAATTGCTAACCCTATTATTAATGTTTCCATCTTTGCTCCTTTTTTGTAGTTTTTTTTTCTTAAATAATGGTTTTAAAGTGTATTGAGCTACTAATTCAATATCAAACTCCTGTATGATTCTAGAATTTTTGAAACCCTTACGCACTGTGTTACTGTTAAAATTTAAACAGATGTACCCAAGAACTTCCTTTTTCATTACTGTTCTTGTCTCTGACATAATTTCGTCAGCAACATCACAGTCTCTTACTCTACCAATGTAATGTTCTCTGTAGTCACCTGTTCCTGTGACTGTAAGTAAAAATAAATATATACTAGGCAATATCATTTTACTTCCTTACAAAAAATATAATGATGATCTTTCCAAACGTGACAAGGTTGAACGTGTAACGCTTTCATTTTGTGACCGGCAAACTCAAACTCAGAGTCTTGTGTCACACCACACCTAATTGGTGCTGAAATGTGTATACCTTTTCCATAATCATCGTGCTGCATAAAGTCATCACGATATGCAGTGGCATAATTTTTTGTAGTTTTAAACAATAGAAATTGTGCCCACCTACTCATATTGAGCACCTAGAACTTTTTCTTTGTACTTATCTACACTTAGTTTTTCTTTTTTTGATTGGTAGTCCACATATTCGTGTACTAATTTTATCAAAAATAAATTGGGAGTACGATGTTTCATTTTCGCAAGAGCTTTTATTAATTCAAGATCTTCCGAACGAACAGCAATACTTTTCCATTTTTTAGCGTCCATAATGGTCCTTTCGTTAAAGTTAATCGTGACAAAAACAGGTGTCAGTTGCTGAGTCAAACTCAAACAATTCCATCTGGTCTTGCGTGTTTTTAAGTAACTTGGCATAACTCGGTCTGTCTTTTCTAAAGTATGCAGCTCTGTCATTACCTGTACCTAAATTCTTAGTTTCTTGTTTGATCCACCACTCTGCTAGTTTTGGATCAGACTTCATAATATTTCTAATTGTGTTAGCACCTTTTAAAAAACACAAATCACAGTTGCCCTGCGGAGTCTTGCCGCCAATGTTCGGCAGCTTCAAATCAAATGTGTTCTCACTCCAAAACTTAAATACATCTTGCACTGTTTTTCGTGCTGCGTGTAGAGGAGCTTCAGTGTCCCATCGTTCTTTTTTGTTTCTGTTAGATAGTCTAGCAACTCTATGAGGTTCATCATACCGCAACCCTACATAACTGTTCCAATACTCAAACCCTTTCCAAAACATACAGTAAGCACGCATTGGTTTTATCTTTAGGTAAGATGTACAGTATCTTGTTACAGGATTTGGTAAAAATCTTTTACTATCAATAAGTTCTTCATAAGGTCTACCATCTCGTGAGGCTGTCTCATAATCAACCACTCTAATTTTGTGTTCTTCATTGTTATCCCATTCAACCCAAACTATTGGAACATCCCAATTTGTCGAACAAGCGTGTACAAAGTCAAGTGTTTGTGGCATTTCTTTACCTGTGTTTGCAAATACCACAGGCAAATCGTCTGGCAGCTTACCATCATATGCTTCTAATATATGATACAACATATAGCCAGATGTTCTGCCTCCAGAAAAATTGATGACACCAGGTGTCTCTAGTAAGAAATGATTATTGCTCATATAAATTTTGTAGTTGCTCCCTTGATTCTAACTCATCATTAATCAAATGTCTCGAGTCTTCTGTGTCATAACCAAGATATTTGAGTTCTGCGATGTATTTATCTATATCGTTTGTGTTTCTTATATCAGTTCCATCATAATCAGTTGCCGGAATGGCAGCCAATATTTTGTCAACCTTCTCAACTTTATTTCTAAAGTATTGTGATTTGGATTTTAAAAACATAATTTACCTTTCTTGTTAGATATTTCGTCTAAATTATAGGATCTTATACTATATGTCAAGCATATTGACAAAAAGCCTGTATTTTGTACAATATTATTATGATAAACATATTGCAAAAGAAGGTGGAGCTTGAGCATCTTTGGACTAAGAAGTACAAAGAACGTGGTGTTTATACAACAGATATGGTTCCGCTTACAAATGAAATAAAAAAGCTGACTAGAAAACTAATAGTTAAGTAGCGATACCAAAGTCAGCACCAGTGACTGAGTCAACAACACTGGGAACTTTCAGTTCTATACAGTCTTGCATTATTGTCTTTATTTTTTTTACCTGCTCTTCATTTTGAATGTTAAAACATAATTCATCGTGTATCTGTAGTAGTGGTGTGAAACCCTCTTGATGACAAGAAACAATTGCCTGTTTTGTTTGATCTGCAGCTGAACCCTGTATCAATCTATTCAAGGCTTTATAAGTAAAAGCTCTTTTTATGTTTGCAGATCCGTATTTAGCTGATGCATTCTCAAACTTTTCTGGAGTATGTATACCAAAATCTTTTGGCTCCCACATATTAAACCTACATTTTCTACCTAGCTTAGTTCTTATTACACCCTCACTATTTGCTTTCTGCATACATCTATCAGACAACAATTTTACAAAAGGTGCTTTTGTATTGTATTTATTAATTAACTCCTGTGCCTTCTCAAAACTGACACCTAACATATTGGCTAGCTTATTTTTACCCATACCATACATTAAACCTAAGCCTATTGTCTTTGCTTGTTTACGATCTATACCAACCAAATCTGCCACAGTCTGGTGAAAGTCTGCGTCAGCATTAGAATAAGCCTCGACAAGCTCATTTGAACCCTCATATCCCTCACCTATACTAGAAGCATAGTGAACCACTAGCCGTGGTTCCTGTTGCGAATAGTCAAAGCTACCCCACATACAGTCAGGCTCCGGTAAGAACAAACCTCTTATCAAGGGGCCAAACTCTTTATTACGAGCGGGTAATTGTTGTAAGTTAGGATTGCTCATAGATAGACGACCTGATACTGTGCCGCCTGAATCAGACCGCAGCTGATTTATTTCTCCGTGTATGCGACCATTATATTCGTATTTCATAATAGAATTAAGAAAAGTATTATGAAATTTATTTATCTCCCTTGCGTTTACAATGTACTTTGTAATAGGATGCTCACTGTTTACCAACCAATTTTGTGTAAAACTTGGCTCACCAGACTTTGGTGTTTTAGGATATTCAATACCAAGTTTATCAAAAACAAAACCTATTTGTCTTGCATTCCATATATCTAAATCTTTGCCTGTAAGTTTTTTTATCTCGTGCAATAGATGTTTCTCTCTTACTATAAAGTCATCACGAAGTTTCTCAGCTTTCTCTTTGTCAACTCTAATACCTTTTCTTCTCATCTCAATTAAAATAGGTAGAAGGTTCCTCTCAAGATTCCAAACAGTCTGTAAATTTTGTGTACTTATCTCGTGTTTGAAACGCTGCCACAAAAGGTACGTGAGCCGTGCATCTTGTTCTGCATAATATCCGACGTGTTCAGCTGGCAACTTCCACATCTCCATCTTAGGGTCTACCCCGTGTGCCTTAGCTGCTTCAACCAAATCAGTTTCTGCCTTCAGCTCACCTATGTAATCCTTAGCAAGCGCGTTTAATTTATAAGTGTATCTGTTCTCATCAATCAAAGCACCAGCTATCATAGTATCAACAATTTCACCATTGACATCGATGCCGTAAGCTTTTAACCAGCCTACATCATACTGCGCATTGTGAAAGATTTTACGGCAAGGCAACTTACACACATCGTGCATATATTTAATAACTTGTTCTTTAATAAGATTACCGCCACCAAAATGACCAAAAGGGTAGTATGCTTGAAACCCCTCTGTCGCTACAGCAAACCCAATAATCTCACCACGACCTGTAGCCCACCCAGCCCCTAGACCTTTGGTAATACCATCATCTCTAGTTTCTAAATCTATAGCAATCTCTTGAGCATCGCTTAAATCTTTGTACTCTAGTGGAGAAGACCATATGTGTTTCTTGAAATTAAATGTAAGCTGTAAGCTAGTCATCTTTGTAATCTCTTTCTATTATCATATCTATATAGTGTTTGGCTTTTAACAAGTCTTCTTTACCACCCTTGCCTTTGTGACGACATATGTATTTTATAACATTACCCTCAGCAAAAAGTATTTTGTTTGCGTTTATAAATTGTGATGGCTGTATGTTAAATACTGTGTAGTATTGACCACCTCTATCCCATAGATCTTTTTTCATTTAGAAAATCCTTTTTGATTTCTTGCAATAAATCAGTGTAAGTTAATTTGTTTTTATCTTCCTCAAACTCTATTGTTAGCATCATTCGTATGCCATTGTAGTTTACAACCATATGTTCTTTTTGATTGTTGAATATAAATCTGCTGCCAGGATAATACTGCAGCTCTACAATTGAATGACTCACATCATTGTATTCTCTGAAAAATGTATATGAAGTGTTAGGTGTCATAATTAAAGAGTTGATGCACACACCTCTTGTAGAGTCTCTATGCCAATTGTAAATTGTTTGATCCTCCATCTTTAGAACACCAGCTTTGTATTTATGCCTACCATACAACCAAATGTAAAAGTCATCCATAAGAAGAATGTCAAGTGGTATTGGCGTAGCTGTAAAGTTAAAGTATTTAATCCACTGCGTGTCAGGGTTAAATATTATATTGTGCAAAGCAGGACTGTAAAATTGTCCTACAGGTAGTTCTTCGAAATAAGGACTGGTCATTGTCTCTCCTGTATGTAAACCAAGTAATCCATACCTATTGGATAATTATATTTATAGTCCGTGGACAATATATGTAAAGTATTTTTTGCTCGTGTAACACCCGTATAGTATACACGTTTTTCATCAGCTTGTTCACTTGTATTTTTATTACTAAAAGCAGAAGGCCAATTAGCTTTGGAGTATATGATAACATTGTCTGCCTCACCACCCTTAACAGAATGTATTGTATCTATAACAATCTGAGGATCCTCATTCAATTGTTTTTGACCATATCGTTTTAATAATCTTATAAAATATGTAACTTGTTCTGGTTTGAAATTTCTCTGCAATATCTCCCACCAAGGTTTATTGATGGCTTCGTCAGGTAGATCTAAACCACACCATTCTTTTAAACCCTTGAAGTCATACTCTTGATAATCAGGCAAATCACTCCAAAACTTATCACGTCTGTAACTTAAGTCTTTGAGTTGACGAATGTATTTATACATCGTTTCAGCTCTTTTTTTGTCAATCTTTTTACCTTTGGTAATTGACGTCCAAGCTCGTATGGCCGTCCATTGTGAGCTGTCAAACGATCTTGTTCCTTTGGTATCTCCATAATATAAACCTGCATCTTTAGCACACATTCTCAGTTCGTTTACTGTTGTGTTGACTCTACCTAATATATACCAAGTGCCTGGTAATTTTCCAATGGGTATCTCATTAAAGTTCAAATATCTTTTTACAGCACCTGACTTGTTCAACGCTTGATAATCTTTTTCAACGCTATCGATTATGCCCCTGCGTATGATCTGAGAAAAATGATGTATAGCCTCACCAAACCTACGAGTCTTTCTTAGTATTACATTTCTACCCGGAAAGTAAGTGGTAAAATATTTAGGGTCTGCTCCGTTCCATTTATATATACCTTGGTCATCGTCACCAGCTAAGTACACACGTTTAGCGTTTGATGACATCTTGTAAATAACAGACCATTGCAAAGGTGTGAAGTCCTGAGCTTCGTCTAATATCAACACTTCTAGCTCGGGAAAATTTACTTCATCAATAGCTCTTTCAATCATATCAGTAAAGTCTATGAAAGATTCTTTTTTGTAATGTTCGTAAGTATCTATCTTTCTTAAAAAAATATCTAAGTTATCTCTCTTGTACGATTCTTTTTTATAAACCAATCTAGGGTCTTGCAGCATATTTCTAGCTTTATCGTAGATACCCAATGACCAATCTTTATATGTAAAATTGTCATCAGAGAGACGCGCGTCAGATGTTTTTATAATTCTAGCTTGTAAAGCATAGTCCAACATACAGTTCTTTGGATCGAAAACCTCCTCCTCAAAGTAACGACGACAATACTTGTGTAGCGTTTTAAACCTTTGAAAGTCATCAAGACTGTACTGTGTAAAAGCAGATAAAGCTCTGTCTCTTGCAGTATCAACAGCTTTGTTCGTGAACGATATGAATGCTATATCTTTAGGATGCACACCTTTATTTAGATATCCCTTCAAAACTCTTTCAATCAATGTATAGGTTTTACCTGTTCCAGGCGGACCAAATATCTTAATTGTTTTCTTGAATATCTTTTTGTGCTTGTGGAGATCTGAATTTGTTTGTGTGGTAGTCATCGTCCATTTCACTCGTTTCTTCTTTTGGTTTTGTTTTTATTGCTTGGTGATTTACAAAGTCTGGCATTTCAACAGACCATATGTTTTTTTCACCTTCGTGGTAATCTTTTCTTTTACACCCTAATAATCTTAATGCATCTGCAGTAGTGTTGAAAGCCTTGCTGCCAGATTTTTTTAGAAATTTGTCAAGGGTAAGTTTTTTAAAATGACAGTGGTTAGATTTACTGTCTAATACCACATACCCATCTTTAAGTTTATCAAACTTATCTTGTTCTATGTGTGACTCAAAAAAGTCTTTTAACACAGAGTATCTTTCTTCTTCTAGTGTGTCAGCATACATATGTTCCAAACTCTCTTGAGCTTGGTCTACAATGCCTTTCATCAGTAATTCAAATGGACTAGGACCTTTTCTTGGTTTAGGTAGTGTCATCCAATACACTCTATGTCTAAGCAGCTTAACTCTAAATGACTTCTCATCTTTCATATCCTCTGGTGTGACAGATATATGCTGCCCTTTAAAATCAAACTCATACCAAATGTTTTTTGTATCCTGTATGTACTTGACGTTTTCAAATTGATCTATAATTTCTGGAACAGCCTCACCAATACCAAGACTTCTAGTCTTACAAAGATCTTTATTACATATAGCTTGATATTCAGGATGTTTAGGAGGGCATTGAAATGTATAACCACCTTTAGATACAGACTTAGCAAGAGCAATAACTTCTGTTGAGGGTAGTGGTTCTGTAAAGATTTGATTGTTTCTATTGATTGCAATTTGTTCCAATCTTTGTACAGATATGTCAGGCTCTTTCTTTGCCTCTAACACTAATACATTAAATAAAAAATTGTTTCTGTTATTACCACTCCAACCCTCTTGTATAAGTTTTTGTACACAGGGTGGGTAGTTGCTCCATTGTGTTTCTGCTTCGTAGTCTTCTACTTTGTATTTGTAAAAGTCCTCTGGATTCATTCTTTTTTGTTCTGCTAACTCAATAAACCTACCCACTAACACAGGTGTATTGTTATCATCAAAAGCAAACTCCATTGATGCATTTACATTGTGGTATGGCATATTCACTGCTTTATTTGCAGGAAAAATTTCTTGCGCCAAAAAATACTGATTATTAATTTCTTGTAATTTAGTTGTGACTTTTTTTATATCTGCCAAATCATTAAAGAATATAAATATATGCAGACCACCTGACTTTGATTTTACAGGTACAAATGGTAATTTATATTTTTTAATAATTTCTACATATTTCTTTTCGGAATAGTCTTTGTAATTAGTAGGGTCAACATCAATACAGGCCCACTTACATTTATCACCAATCTCTGGTCGTAAACCTAATCTAATCTTACCATCTAGATGCAGTTTCCATAGGTCGCTGGTCACTGATTCGTGGACAGTTGTATATTGAGCAGACTTCTTCCCCCTCTCATCATCCTCCCCGGTAAGGGAGGATTTGAGATATTTAGAATTATCGCCCTCAAAGAGTGCAAATAATTTATCGTGCATTTAGAATGGTACGTCGTCTTTTGTTTCTTCTGTAGTGGCTTGTGGCTTTTCTTCAAAATCCACTTTACCAAAAATGTCAGACTCCATAGCACTTTTGTAAAAAGCTTTAGTAAGTGCTAAAGTTTTATCTTGTCCAGGTTTATTTAGATAAGAATCAAAAGTGACATTCCAACCAATCCAAGAGCCTTTGTTATTGGACTCCTGTACTGATTTAAGACGATACACAGTTCCCCAAGAAGGTGGTGTAAAGAAACCTTTTTTACCCTCTAGTCTTCTGCTTTGTATCATTGAGACCCATAGTCTTGAAATCTTTTTCTGTGTTGATTTCATAGTTACTAAGGCTTGTTCAACAGGCTCATATTTTTCGTTTAATATGTAAACAAAGTGGTTGCCTGTATCCTCAATGTAATTACCATTCTCAAGACGATCTTTATTATCATCGCCTCTTGAAGTTTTGCCAACAGCTGCTACCTGTTCAGCCAATGTCTTATACATAGCACTAGGTCTTCCTGGACTAACACCTCTGTCTGCCCACTCATTTAGAGTGTTAATAAACAGACAAGGCACTACCAAAATACCTTGATTACCATTGTAAAGACTACCTGTGATTTCGTTAAAGATGTCACCGACTTTTGCGTCTTTGTTGTACTTCGCATCGTTCTGATTGGTAAAAGGTGAGTTAGCATTTATTAATTTTAAAATAGGTAGCTTAGTATCTTTTGCAGTGACATACTCACTTCCCTGCCCTGCAAATTCTTCAAGTGCGGATACTGCACCTACTTCTTGTTTTTTCTTGGTTGCGACTTCATTCATTTTTTACTCCTTTTTCTTGATGATTGTTTTGTTTGCAACATATACCCCAAAAGTTTCCATAGGTATAAATTTACCTTGTATGATTTGCTCTTTAGCAAATGCAGTCAAAGTAGATGGTTCTATTTTTTCTTTTTGAGATACTCTATCTGCACCAACTTGTTTTTTAAGTCCTTCCAACACTTCTGTAGCCAGATTGTCTTCAGACCTTTGAAACTCGATGGTGAGATTGTTTTTAATAATATCGCCGTGATTATTATCCCTAAGCCATTGAAATGCCTCAGCTTTATTTCTCTCAGCGATCTTTGCATAATACCTAGGTCTTATGCTTACAGATGAACCATCCGTAAGTTTCAACTCAGATATACCAGCTTCGTGCAATAAATCTGGAATTACTTTTTCAGAATATAATCGTTCTTCGTCTTTAAGCTTTTTTAATTCTTCTTCGACTTGTTCAATTTGTTTCTGAAGTTCCAATAATTCATTGCAAGATAATGCGATGCCTTTTGCAGCATCGGTGTCTACCTTTATCGCGGCAGATTCTGCTTCTAAATCCATAGAAACTCCTTTCTTTCTTAAACTAATAATATTATTACATTGACTTGTCAAATTATTTTTTGTAATAATTTCCTAATGAGTTACAAATTTCTTATAAAACCCTTTGAACATCAGCGTCAGGCCTTGAATGCAAGTGCTGACAAAAATTTGTTTGCATACTTTATGGAGATGGGTACAGGCAAAACAAAAGTCAGTGTTGATAATGCTTGTTACCTTTATCAAGAAAGAAAAGTAAATGTCGTTTTAGTTGTTGCACCTAACTCTGTATATAGAAATTGGGAAAGAGCAATTAAAGAAAACGCACCTGTTGAAACTACAGTATTTGTTCATAAGAGAGATAAAAAGTTTGTCAAAACACCAGGAAAACTAGCGTTTTTTCTTATCAACATAGAAGCCTTTTCATCAAAATTGGGTGTACAAACAGTTGGTAAAATCATAGATGAGTATGCACAAACAATGATGGTTATTGTTGATGAGTCTACAAAAATAAAAAACAGAACTGCAAAGAGAACAAAATCACTTACTAAGATATGTCGTCCTATTGCATATAAGAGAATACTTACAGGTTCACCTGTCACTAAATCACCACTCGATCTGTTTAGTCAATGTGCTTTTTTAAGTGAGGAATTACTTGGCTTTACAAATTTCTATGCATTTAGGTCTAGGTACTGTGTAATGAAAACTGTAGGGTTAGGCAACACAGGTAAACAATTTCAACTGCCTTTGTATTTCACAAATCTTCCCGAGCTAGAACAAAAACTTAAAACATTCTCATTTAGAGTCAAGAAAGATGAATGCTTAGATTTACCTAACAAAATATATAACAAGAGATATGTTGAACTTAAGGGTGAACAGCAGCAACACTACAACAATCTCAGAACATTTGCTCGTACTATCTTTATGGATAAAGAAGCCAGCTACCATAACAAACTGACAGAAATAGTTAAATTACATCAGGTTGCTTGTGGCTATGTCGTATCAGACGAAGGAACAAAGATAGAGGTAGAGAACCCTAAGTTAGATGAGTTACTTAACATCATAGAAGAGACAGGTAACAAAATGATTATATGGGCAAATTACATACACAACATAGAAACAATTATAAAAGCATTAGAAAGTAAGTATGGTAAAGAATCTGTTGTATCTATTTATGGTGCCGTGCCTGTCAATAAAAGAGAACAGGCAGTAGATGATTTTCAAACCAAACAACACGTTAGGTTTTTTGTAGGCAACCCAACAACAGGAGGATATGGATTGACTTTGACTGCTGCACAAACTGTAGTCTATTTTAGTAATTCATACGATCTAGAGGTCAGACAACAGTCAGAAGATAGGGCACACAGGATAGGGCAAGATAACAAAGTAAATTACATTGACATCATAGCAAATAAAACTATTGATGAATTTATATTGAAAGCTCTAAATAAAAAAATAAAGATAAGTGGTCAGACTTTGGGTGAAGATGTGTTGGAGTATTTGTAAAACTCATCAACTCTTTTAAACCATTTCTTTTCATACTCTGCTATATCAGCTTCTGTCATTTTAAAACCTTGATACAGTAAATCTTTTGTGCAAACACATATCAATCCTTGTTTTATAGGACCAAAATTTTTCTTATGTGCAAGTGAATATGCAGCTATTTGATATTTATAATCTTCTATCCATTCGTCTTTCTTGGGTCTATTAGATTGTTTAAAATCAATAACTGTAGGTAAGTCATCATACACACCAATTAAATCAGACGATCCTGCCCATAGATCCTCATAATGCAGAGTGACTTCTGTGCCATATACTTCACTGAACTTGTCAAGATTATCAACAATCTTGTGAGCCATTAATCTAGGCAAACTACCATTAGGCGATAAGTTGAGATACCCAACACCTTGACAATACTGTTCGAGAATGTAATGCATTTCCGTACCACGCACAGCTGCCTGGTTCGTGATCCGTGCAGCTTGATCGTAACCAACTCTTTCACGCCATTGGTTTAGGGCATCTCTTTTTTCTTGGCTTTGTGTTTTAGATAATATGGTTGTTACTGATGGTATCTTATGTTCACCAACATTATATGTTCTGCCTGCTGGATCGTCATTCCTTGTGAACTCATCATAAGGGTATTTTTTATTTATGATAAAATCTGTTACAGTAAAGCTAGTATCACTTCTTACTATCTTCATCGTCTGGTGCATAAAGATTGTTAAATGTAGTCTCCCAATCCATATAACTATCATCACTTTCTGCACTATGCAGCCATTGACTTGGTATAAAATCAGGTGCTCCACTACCTGTGACCCACATAGCAGGAGAAGTAACTCTTATTCTATTGTTAGGTAATGCAACTATACAACCTGTCCAAGGCCCGCTCGTAAGTCTTAAAATGTGTGATTGTTTATGTTGAGCTGGATCATCAGCAATTTCTGATTCTGTGTAATCAATAGTCATATAATATTGACCTGTGTAGAACTCTCCGTCAACCTTGCATAGCCAAGGACTTGACGATGTTCTGTCATACTTGATAACTGAATGATGATGAGCTGAACAATCCCACGGCTGTGCCAGATGAGTTTTTATGGGGGGAGGCATTTTATCTAATGGCTCATCTGCCACAAGAGCAGTGATAGGCATTCGTGCCCACATCGCTCCTCCGTGGGGATTTTCAAGTCTATTCTCTTCGTCTTCACAGCCTGTGAAAATGACCTGAAAGCTCAGACATCTATCCGGAATAGTGTTTACTGCAATTACATTTGCGTGTAAGAAGTCTCCGTGATATTTATTGTGATTGTGTGTAAATTCTTTTCTTACCCAAACTTTAAAATAGGGTATGTTACTTGTTAAGTATGGCATACCCCATAATAATAATAAGATTAAAATTAGCAAGAAATATTTAAACTACTCTTTTACCCATTTTTTTTGCTGCAGCTCTTAGTTGTGCTAGTGTCATACCTGTGCTTTTTTTCTTTTTAAGCTTAGCAAGGTTACCACCTTTAGCTTTCATCATTTTTGCGCCACCTTTGGCATAGCCTTTAGCCATTTTGCCGCCCATAGCTTTCATCATTTTTGCTCCACCTTTGGCGTAGCCTTTTGATTTCATACGTCTTCCGACCATAATTTTCTCCTTAAGGTTTATAAGTTAACTTTCATTATTTTAGTGTATTTTTGCCAGGTAGTAAACCATTAGAAAGGTAAAAAGTTTGCGTGTATGAGGCTTAAAATCGGTCGTTTTTTGCCTAGTTATTAAGCAAATTCGTATTATAAAGTATAAAACCAGCCAGACAAAGTAAAGATGCACCAAGCAACATATATGCACATAACATAATTAAATCGTCTCTCTCTTTTTTCTTTTTTGCTATAGCAGCTTGTCTTTTCTTTTTTATATCTGTCCTAATAGCAATAAATTCACTCCAAGCATTTGGTGCTCCATATAACATAAACATTTCTCTAAGTTGATTCTCCATATCGTGAACTTGTTTTAACTTGAAGTAAGTACTAAGAGCTTCTTCATTGGAAGATGTAAACCAACTAGACTTTTCTTTTTTATGCTCTTCCTCCACAGTATTCATTTGACTTACAAATTTAATTATGTGTCCAGAAAGGCTATGTAATTCCTTACCTACTGAAATTCCAGATTTAATTGCTGCGAATGCCGAAGTTGCGATACTTATTGGGTCCATATGACAAGTCCTATTATTGTTACTATAATAGTGAGCATACCACTCATCATCCAAAATAACAACTTATCGACTTTTGCCCCAAGCTTATCTATGTCTTGATGCATATGAGTAAGATGGTTTTCTTTGAGGTTTTTAACTTCTTTCTTAACTCCCTCAATATGCCCGTATATAGAAATTATATGTTCTTTCGTGGTCCGTGGTTCGTGCATTATGCTTGCCTCCTCTTCAGTGCTATACCTAACTCATCATTTGGAAATATATCTGCGTACTGAACTTGAGGTTGAACTGGAGCTTGTTGTTGCTGTGGGACAACTGGTCTGCCGGATTCAACATTTGGTTGAGCCATTGCTTGCATTTGATTTTGTTCATTCGCCATTGCATTTTCAATATTTAGATTTGTTCCCGTGACATCTTCAGTTCCCTTAATAGAACCATCTATATATTGAGAATACATAGCTCTTTCTTTCAGGTCCATTTTGTTTAATCTATAAACTTCAGGATAAAGATGTGCTTGTGTTTCATCGTCTAAATCATTTGGATCAAAATCAGAATCTGGTATTAACACAGGTGTATCTTCAATTTTAAGAAGATGTCTTGTTATATCTTCGCCAGTAACTTTCATTGGATCAGTGCCTGGAAAATCTTCTTCTTCATCATTTAAATAATTTAAAACTCTTTGTAAGGATTGTCTTTTTCTAGGACTAAGACCAAGTCCTAGAGGTTGTAAAAGACTTTTCCTAAATTGCTCTCCTGTCACTAAGCCATCTGCATTTTTTATTTGTTTTACTAACATATCTTTTCTCTCGTCTACAGTGTAGATATCTAATAAAGCTTTTGCGTTATTTGGATCGTTAAGAAATCCACCAAGTCTTCTTAATAAATAAGTCGGCAATAAAGTGCCTAATAAACCAGCTGGCCCTGCTCCAATTGAAAAACCAACAGCTCCACCTAAAATTGTTTGTAGACCTCCAATTGCACCCCTTCTTGCAAGAAAGGTGCTTGTTGATCCCAACTCATTTTCATAATGTTTTCCTAAAACCTTCATAAGTTTGTTTAAAGTGTTAACGTGTTCAATGCCTTTTTTCGGAACACCATCACCAAAAAGCTCAATTAGTCTACCCATTACTACTTCATCTCTTGAATTTAGACCTAATTCTTTTCTAAATTGTTCAAAGTTAAACTGTCCCATATATTGTGGTTCAAATTTTCTAAAGTATTCAGCTACATCTTGTGTTTGCACCTCTCCTGGTCTAAAACCTCTTAATATATCTGTGGTGCCTTCTCCTTCAAGAATATTACTTTTTGCAATTGCTGCTTTTGCCTGAGGTGAAGTTTCTTTTCTTACTTTTAATAATTTTTGTAGAGCATCTTTACTTGTGTCGCCCAACGATCCCAAAACTCGCCCTGCTGTTTTTAAAAAACCAAATGATCGAACATCATCTGCTGATTGAAAAGAATTCATATAAGCATCAAAAATGTAACGGCTGCGCATTGCATCAAATAATTTTTTACCAGGTCTCACTTTTTGTCCATTTGGTAGTTCTTTTACCTTATTATAGCCTATTAAAGTTTTTAACTCTCTTACTGTTTGATCTGAGCCGTTTTTAAATACTGTATTACCAATCATTCTAAAAAGAGCTTGTGGTTCAACTGTGCCACCACCCGCTATATTTAACTCACCCATAGATGTAAATAAATTTGCATCTGCCTTTTGACCTAATTTTTTCAGCAAACCCTCAGAGTATGGACTTATAGTTCTTGAATAAAAGTCATTTGCTTGTTTAAGCATTGTAGGAAAATCTTTCAATATCTCTTGTGAGTTTTTTAAAAACTTTTCGGCTGCGATTGGGTCTTTGGTCTTAAGCTCCTCATAAGCTTTTCTAATGTCAGGATTATTTAATAATCTTTTTCCTTTACCTGGATTAGCAATTGAGGCTAGGTCTGTGTCCAAATGTAATTGTATATCCCGTGCTATTAAATTTAGGCGACCCTTACCTTCTTTTTGTATAGCCGCATTTACAAGTTCTTTCATATTTTGGAAGTTTTTTAAAGTTATATTTTCACCAAGTGCCCCAGTATAAGTTGTTGCTAAAGCTATAAGAGGATGATCAGCATTACTAACTTTACCTAGTGTATAATTGTTTAGAACAGTTTCATAAGCCTCTTGCCCACCATACGCTTCAACAAGTCTTTCTTTAAGATTTGCTGAGTATTTTTTTATGTTTTCTGTAGGTACGATTTTTATAGGACCTAATGGTTTTATGCTTTGATCAAGTTGTTTGTAAATAAGATCGATTAGTTGCATATTATCTGCGTGGTTTTTCTTTACTGTATCTAAAAATTCTTTACCAAGTAAATCAGCATATCCCATAGGACCAAGAGTAGAAAGATATTTTCCATAGTACTCAATTACATTTTCATCATATTTTTGTAGTTGATCAGCAATACGCTTATTAACAAATGGAAATATACCAAACACTTTTGCAAAACTTTTTGTGATTCCACCAAATGTTGTGTTTTTATCGGCTAATGTTGAAAGTGACACAGGAAGACCTAACTCTTGTGCTGTTTCAGCTAAGTCTCTGGCTTCTCTACCTTTTGTACCAGTTAAACCTTTGCCAAATTGTCTAAGCAATCTACCCGTCATACCAAAAAGAGCCGTGGCCCCTGCACCATAGAGCAAAGATGTGTTAAATGCGTCAACCCCTTTTACAAACATTCTTGAAGGCATACTCATTTTATCTATTTGATTATCGGAGATAGAGCCAAGATCCACTGTAGCATTGGTTGCAAACTCAGCTCCAAAATCTACTACATCATATGCTGCACTTCCGGCTGCAGCACCTGTCGCACCATAGGCTAGAGATTTTAATTCAGTTCTTAAAGGCTGTGCTAAACCTGCTTGCTCTGCAGCCCTAGCTTTATTTAGGTTTCTTTTGCCTGAACTAATTACTTTATTTAAAAAACCAGACAAGAAAAAAAATGGTTTTGCTTGAGGTACTTTTCTAAAAGCTTTAAGTAAACCACCTGCAGGTTTACCTGTTGTAGATTCAATTTTATCAGCTTGTTGTTTGTATCTTTCAGCCACCTTTAAAAATTTTTCATTGTGAGCTAAACCAAATTTGTTTTTAAAACCACTTGCTTTAAAATATTTTTTTAACGCATCTCTGTCTTGATAGTATGCATAAAAAGAAGCACCAATGTCAGCACCAGCTTCCATAGTGGATCGTTCTACTGTGAAACCTAGATTTTGTTTTGTAAAACTCTCAATTGGTCTATCTGCAGCAATTGCCTCTGCTGTCAATTCTTTTGCTGCTTGACCTCTCTCTTCTCCTATTTCTCTTGTATTTTTATAGCCTTTTAGAATACCCCTCTCAAACAAATCATCCATCTCTACAATTTGTTGGTCAGATAAAGCAAAGGGGTCAAATCTTTTTTCATCTAAAGCTTTTTGAATTTTTACAATATTACTCATTGGATTGCTCCCAATAATCCTTCACCTGCAATTTCTCCATCAGGGTCTTGTTGTTGAGCTAAAGCTTTTCTTTTTTGTTCATCTCGGAATGCAAATGACTTCTCCACAGTAGGCATCATTTTAAATGAAATCATATCAACTTCTTGTCCTCCAGTTCTTATAAATCTTTGGAAAGACGAGCTAAAATTCTTTTCTAAAATTTCTTTTTGAACCTTCATTTGTTCTCTAATTTCAACTAATCGTTTAAATGTATCTTTAAGACTTGTTTGACCCGCTGCATCCTGAATGTCTGCTTGAGTTAATCTGTCTTCTGCTTTCAAAGCGTTTGCAATTAAATATTTTAACTTATGTTGATAAACACTAAGTCTGGCAATCAATCTTCTTTTTTCAGCCCCTGTTGAAAATTCATCGTCTTTCAAAGCACCAAATTTAGTACCACCAAAAACTTCTTTTGAAAGAGTGTTCATTCTTTCTGGAGAAAAAACATTAGCTTTATCTTTTGCGTACATTTCATTGAATTGTTTTAAACTTATTGCATCCGAGTCTTTTACTGCATCCTCTGTTGCAAATCCTTTGTTATCGTCTCCTGCTCTGGAAGAAGTTATAAATTGTTTTACATCACCTAAATCATTACCGGCGATAATATCTTCGTATGTGCCTTCAGATTTACGGCCACCAAAATCAATACCCACAGTTGTAAGAACACCTTTACCAAAATTAAGTAACTTGTTGAAATTTTCAAAAATAGCACCACCTGATCCAAAAACGCTTTCTGGGTCAATACCACTAGCTTTAATTTCAGCTTCCATTTTTTGAATGTCATCTATTAACGTCCAACCATCTCTGTTAAAAGTCATTGATGTAAATGCTTTAGCTGAGGCTCCTGGATCATTTTGAACAAGAGCATAATCTGATCCCCTTGTTCCACCAAGAGCAGGGAACAATTCTTTGAGCTCACCTGGTTCGTAGAACGCAATTTGACCATTTTGATCTTTGTATTGAACTCTTAAGATACCATCTTCACCTATCGCAGCAGGTAATGTTTTTATGTTGTCTATACCCGTTGGGTCTTGAAAATAAATTTGCGTTAATTCTTTTTGTTTGCCTCGTTTAGCACCTGCTTCCATCAAAGCGACTTGGTAGTCTAATAAGTCTTTTTGTCGGTTGTAAATAAAATCTCTTTCAGACTCTTCCATCTCTAAACCCTTTGAAGCCATCAGTTGAATAAGATTTCTTTTTTCAATGTCTAAAGCTTTGCCCTCTAATCTTTGTTGCTCTTCAAAATTTCTTTCGTAGTCTATGAAATTTGCTGCTAAACTTTTACGCAAGGCCATATCTTGTTGATTAAGTGCAAAAGCAGTCTCAAAGACTTCTCCACCTGCTTGGTTTAAAGATTCAAGAAATCCAGCATATCCACCTCGTGTTGTTTTTGCATTTGCTAAACCACTACCTAATTGCCATAGTAGATAGTAACCTCTTTTGTCATTATCAGCCCCACTATACTCTTTAAATTTATTCATATACTCATCAAATGTTTCTTTTTCTCTATCTTTTAGTTTACCTCTTGCTGTTTCTATTTCTTCAAATGATTTTGCAAAGGCTCTATTTAGACGACTTTGAATATCAGATGAGGCCATTGGCGACAATTGTTGATCGTTTTCTTGTAAATAATTTAAAAGATAATTTGTGCTGTCTAATTTTCTCTTACCTTCAGCGTTACCTTTATCACTGACAGTCAAATTATTATCATTATTTGTTATTTGATTTTCCTCAAACTGTCTTTTCACCATATCTTTTTTAGCCAAAGCTGAAAATGTTTCTGGTTTTGGTCCACCTCCACCTACCTCAAAGCCTGCATCGGTAGCTCCTTGTGTCTGTGGTAGACCAACATCTACTTCTTCTATGTTTAAAAGGTCCTCTTTAACATCAAAATCTTTTTTCTTTTTTGATTCTTGCAAAGCCTTTATTGTTTCTTTATCTTTATCACCTAATTTTTGATCTTTTAATGGTTGAGGATCACCTAAAACTTTGTCAGCTGCAAAACCTGCCCCACCAAGACCTAATGCACCACCAAAAGCAGTTTTTGGTTTGTCTTCACTAAACTTGACGACACGACCTAAACCAGGCAAACCTTTTAATTTTTGTTGACCAGCTTCAAGTATTCCTTTTTGATCTGCCCTTGCCTGTGCTTGTTGTCCTTTTCTTGATTTTGGCACTCTTCTAAACGCATCTCTAACACCTTTTAAACCTGGAAAAAATCTACCTAATCCTAATAAACCAAAACCAGCACCTAAACCCATTTCACCATAGTTGCCTTCTTCGGCTCCACTTGCAAGCATTTGTGCACCAACAGGTGCTTCTGAGGCTTCTAATGCTCCTATAGCACCTTTACCTAATCGTGATCCTCTAAATGCGCTGTACCCCCGTAAAGCTAATGGACCAGCAGCTTTAGCCGCATTTATTAACAAACCTAAGAATGCTCCTTCTGGTTGTATGTGACCCGCTCGTAAAGCTTTTTGTCTAAACATTTTTCTATGTAAAACTTTATTATCTGACATTATCGTGTTCCTGGTGGTTTGCTACCACCAATACCTGTTCCACCAAATATATTGTAAGCAGCGTATGCTTGTAATCCAGCACCTGCCGCTTGTGCAAATGGATTAACACCTGGTCCTGTACCGGCTGTAACTTGTGATGCAGCTGTTGGTAAGGCTGTCATTATACCTTTTTGAAATTCTATTCTTTGAAATGGTTCATAAGCTCTAGCAACTTCTGTTTGCCTTTCACCTGCAAGAGCTTGTTGTGCAATATCTCTTTGTGCTTGTCCTGCAGTAAGTTGAGCTTGAGCATCTGTTAAAGCCATTTGCTGTTGTTGTGCACCCATATTTGCTAACTGTGCACCTGTTGCTTGTTGTGCTTGTGTTTGAAATGCTTGTTGTCTTTGTGCTGCACCTAATGCAGTGTTAAAACCTTGAGCTTGAGCTTGACCAATTTGTGATAGACGAGCTCTTTCTTGTTCGCCTCTTTGCACACCTTCTCGTCCACCACCAAAAGCACCTGAAGCAACAGCTTCAGCTGACAGTTTGTTTTGAGCCATCTCTGATTGTCTGTTTATCTCATCAATAACAAATCTTTGATAAGGGTTCATAAATGCATTTATGTCAGGAGCTGACATTGCCGTTTGTTGAGCTCCAATAGTAGATAAGATACCTGTACTTAAAGCTTCTCTACCTGCACCCCTACTATCTTCAATACTTTGAAATGCTTGTTGTTGTAAGGGCGAAGGTCCGGCAACCTCGTACCTTGGAACTGCAATAGGTTGTCTTGATAACTCTACTGCCTCATCAAAGAGAGCAAGTTTTCTTGATTCAATTTCAGGAGCTTCTCTTGATATAGTCGTTTGTTTTTCAGGAGCTGATGGTGCTGGAGCAGGAGCAGGACCCCCACCTCCGCCTCCACCAAAGAAGCCAGGAAGATTTGTAACAGGATTTTTTTTACCTGCACCACCTACACTCTTTAATAAAGCAACTTCGTACTTATTAATATGTGCTAGTTCTGTGTCTTCTTTTTCACCTTTACTAGCAATATCGCTATATAATAATTTATACAACCATATCTTAAACTGTATGGGTAGTAGTCTAAGTAGCCATTTCATAAAAAAACCCTGTCTTCCTAAATTGTAAATTGTTATCTGTTATTACTTTGTCCCAACCTTTTCTACCCACAATCTCTAAATCTTCACAATTGTTTTTTTTTGCAAAATTTATAAAAAAATTTTCTATCTTTTTTACGTTCTCAATGACTTTACTGCCACCACAAAAAAGTATACCCAAAACAATTTTAGCTGGGTAATAAACTTTTTGCACAACATAAACTGCACATAATTTATTTTGTTCTTCAATGAGAAACATTGTCATTGTTCCTTTTTTTAATAATTCGTATGTTGTGTTAAGAGTGTGTCTACCATTAGATTGTTTTACTACTTTTAAAATCCAATTTTTAACTTTATCCCAATACACATCAATACTCTCTTTATTAACTTGCTTTATCTGTACCATTTACAATATCGTATATTCTTTTCAATTGAGCCTGTTGAGTGTAGAAAAATTTAGCCCCCTTCATTCTCATTTCTTTAAAATCTTCTGGACTAGCACCTTGCATAATACCTGCTCCTAGAATAGCATCTGCTCGTGAAACAAATTCACCATCAGCTAATTGTGCTAGCATAGTGTCTTCATCTTTATTACCATTACCAGAACCATCTTCAACATAGCCGTGTGCCCTTACATAGTTTGTAGAATCTTTTTCATCGTGATCTGTCTTACTTGGTAAATAGTTAATACCACCTTTTAAAAATTTTCTAACTGAAGCCAAACCACCAGTCTTTGCGTAAATAGGATTAATAGGTTCATAAACACTTTGTGTTCTTGGTCTCTCAAAAGAGTAATCAGCTCTTCGCGACATTCCTTCCATAGCTGCATCTTGTCTTGCTTTTGCTGCAGAATAATCTTCTTCAGTATAAGGCATCTGCTGTGTAAGTGGTACTTGTGGCTCTTGGTTCATATTACTTAACAAAGTAGCACCACCAATACCAAGACCAATTTTCTCAGCTGTTGACAAGTTACCAATAAAATCACCTGCTTGACTTAATAATCCTTGACTTGCTGCTGGTGCCGCAGCTGTCATTGCTGGTGCTGCAGCTTGCATTGCTAATTGTGTGCCTGCATTTCCTGCAATTCCTGCACCCCCAAGTGCACCTGCTTGTCCAAATTGTTGCATCGCTGCCATTCTTGCAGCAGATCCAGCCGGAGCTACAGTGCTCATTACTGAGGATGTTGCTGCTGGTGCTGCCCCTAATTGTGCTGCTCCTGTTGCTAACTCAGTTGCTGCAGGTGTCCCTCCTGCTAAAGCTGCACTTCCTGATTTACCTGCAACTGTGCTTGCCGCAGCTGTCCCAGATAAAGAACCTAATGCTGCCATACCACCAAATGTTCCTAGACCAGCTAGTAATGCTGTTTTTGTTGAAGCACCTGCAAGTTTTGCGATTCCAAATGCTGCTGTCCCTATAAGTCCTGCTCCGACAAGTGCAGGTAAACCGAATATCATAAAAACTCCTTCTATAAAGCTATATTCTACTCTGAATCACAGGGTTTATCAACCTCTTGCTTTATCATCTCATCATATAATCGACCTGTGTACTGAAATTCTCCAACGTGTGTTATATAATCCATAATATAAGCATACAGTTTACCACCAATATTCTTCCATAATCTGCAGAAAGCAAAGTCTTCTCCAAAATATCTTTTTGTTTCTGGATCATAATATGTATCAAAATAAGCATAAAGGTGTGGTCTGTCTCTAAACTTACCATCAATCACAGTTTTTTGTTTTATATCCATATTAGGATAAGCTTTGTGTAGTTTATCAAAAACATTTCTCTTTATAAGCATACAACCTGTTGGTGCGTGTGTTACCTCAACAACACCATCTTTAAAATCTATATCGTGGTCATCGTCTTTTAACAGTATCGGATATTGATTAATGTGTAACTGACAATCTTGTGGTTTTTTTATAAAACCTGCATCGTATTTCTTTACAAGAGTTTCCCATTTAGGTGACTTGATAGGGTAAGGTTGTGAAATAATTTCTTTGTCCTTATCCAACATTTTAAAAATACTCTCGACATCAAAGGCTATATCTGAATCAACAAAAAGAAGATGTGTGTAGTCACTTTGTAAAAAACCACTAACACATAAATTTCTGCCTTGCGTCACAAGAGAAGATTTCATCAACTGAAACATTACTCGTATGTTTCTTCGTATACATTCTTTTTGTAACTCAAGCATAGTTTGAGCATAATGGATAGATACATCACTATGCACAGGGGTAGCAACAAATAAACCTATAGACTTTTTCTTTTCTTGATTTTTATTAATCCAAATTGGTTCATTATTTTGCATTCAACACACCTGTAAGAAAATTATTCCATTCAAATGCTTTTTTCTCCCAACTGTAAAATCTTTTGACGAAGTTTTGTTGCATTAATAAATGTTCGTTGATCATAGGTTCGTGAAGCGTGTCTCGTGCTACTTTGATAGCTTCAGCGAATTGATAAGAAAGATTTTTATAATTGGTTTCATAGTTAATATATATTGGAAACTCTGATCCTGTTTCATAAACTGCACCATAGTTAGTTACTACACAATATAAACCAGCAGCCATAGATTCTAAAAGAGATATACAAGATGTCTCTTCCCATATACTTGGATAAACATATAAGTTATAGTATGGTAGTTTGTCTAATATAAAATTATTTGGTCTGTAGCCTATATAATTAACATTTTTAAGTTTCCGTGCTTGGTCATAAAGAACCTCATAATTGTGGTCGTTTGCCTTTTTAAAATCATCACCATAGACCTCGCAACTAGAATATACATCCAATTCTATATTCTCGTCTTCTAAGTATTGCATAGCACCTAACAAAACATTAAGACCTCGCCAGGGTGTGTTATGGTGAATTATCCTAAGTCGATCACCCTTGTTAAAAGGTTTGTGTTTAGGAAAACTTGTAATACCATTTTTTATGACGTGGCATCTTTCTGTAGGTATACCAAATGCTTTTCTATATTGCTCGTAATTCCAATGTGAATTAAAAACATACCAATCATATTTTGTATGGTTTTGTTTATCCATAAACCAAGGTTTGATGTTTGGTTGATTAGGGGCATTTTTTTGCCACAAGATATTTACTTTATCTTTAGACAGAAGTTTTTTTTCAGGAACTGATAAACAAATTTCAACACTATCTAATAAATCCTTCTGAACATACTTGCGCAAAAAAGAATTTTGTAACTCTGTACCTCCGTTAGGATTCATTTGTTTCGCCAAATATCTCTAGTGAGGGAACAAAGACTTCCACGTCTCTTCTGATGTCGTCCTCAGTTGTGGGTGACAGTTGGTCAGCTACATCAAACTGTGCTTCTTCTTCAGAACCATAGACCTTACCTGTTACTTTATTAGAGATTTTTGTTTTTGTTTCGCATTTTATTGTCTTCACAACAATAATCTACAAAATACTTTAGTCTAAATCAACCATTTTCTTGCGAGCGGTCAATCTGTGCATATGATATACAACCTGTAATTACATTGCCAGAACTTGCTTGAAGCTTTAGAATATCACTTGCTTCAAGATTAAGACTTGCATCTATAAGATTTGCAGACGCTTTATTTAATTGTTTGTGTGCAATTTCTATGTCAGCCGAACCATCAGACTTTCTCAAAAATAAATCTACATCTACATTACTTGCAGTCTTATGATTAGCCTGCACTAACTTAACAATTATTGTTGCATCAGCAGGGCAAGTCAAAATGTTTGTAACATCTGTGTTGGTTAAATCAAATGTTTCGCTTTTGTATCGTATTGTCATTGCATAAAATAATTAAAAGCATCTTGCTCGTTTTTAATATCATTTTGAAAAGATGTATTCAGTTGTGTTACCAAAGTATCAATACCATACTTTGTTTGTCTTTGATTATCAACAACATATTTTTCGTTCGGTTCAGGTATTAGTATGTTAATCTTTGCCATCTTTTAATCCTATCTTTGGTGCTCCCTTTGTTTCTCCAGAGACCTTGTCATATGCATTAAATGATATCACAATTCTCTCAGTATTGTTAGTGTGTTTCTCAACAAAATGTGCAGTGTAACTTGGAAATAATATCATTGTGTTTGGTTCAGCGTTTTGATAAAGGTAAGTAAATTTTGGACTATTAGGTATATTACCTGCATATGGGTGTAAAAAAAATGTAGGAGAGTCAGTCACTTCAACATAGATTATTCCACTGTATACAGAATTACAATGTGTGTGTATTCCGTGAGATTGGTTTTTAATATACTTTTGACCCCAGCTGTTACCTAATACACAATCAATTTCATCTAAATAACCCTCAACCTGTTTTTTAAGATTGCTCATTAGAGGCATATTTAAAATATACTGAAGAGTGTATGAAGTAACTGGAGCTACTTTGTTTGGATCAAAAAGAGGTGTAAGAGTATCCATAAAAACTCTTAACTGTTCTTTTTCTCGTGGTAATATTTTTATTTTTGTTTTGTAAAAATAATCACCAAAAGGATTAAATTTCTTCATTTACCTCCTTCCGTCCGGCTGTACATCGGCTCGGAAAGATCCGAATCTCCAATTTTCATCTACATTAACATTTTCTATTTTTAAAGAAGCAAACCTTGCTCTTGCTCTTGTATCTATTTTGTTTGTTGAAGATTGAACAGTAAATGGACCAAGACTTGATGAGGTTTCTGTTTGTGCTGGAAAATCTTTAAGTTGTAAAGTAATTTTTGCATTACCAGACAACACTTTAAAGTCAGGAATAAAACGTCTTATCTTAATGAAAAACTCCCCATTACTCTGACCATCACTTATATCAAAGTCACCTGACTCTATGAATGCAGGAATTGCTGTTTTAGCTCCTGTGCTGTCAACTTGATCTACACCTACCTCGTGTTCATATAATATAGATGCTCCGTTTGTACCTGTAGCACCTGTAATGACAGGAAATGTCGGTATGCCTGTTGCATTGTATTGAGTACCATAAGGTTGATCAAAAACTGTTCTATCATAGTAAGTTGTTCTGTCTAAAGAACTTATAGACCAAACACCCTCTCTATAATTAAATGTTACGTTTCGGTCATTTTGCGTTGAACCTGATTTTGGGTAGAACCAATTTATTTCTGTAAATAAAGAATTGTATTGAGCAAATACTATATTTCCTGCTCCGTAATTAATTCCTAAATCATCTGGGTCAACATTAGAAAAAACAAAATCCTCAACTGTGCAAGGTATCCTTTTTACAGTACCATCGTAGACAAAGAAACCGCCAGCTTTACCCATCCAATATACTGCACCATCTACAAAGACTGCTGCGTGTTGACCAATCGCACCACAGTTTGATCCAACTTGTGTGATTGAGAAAGTAAATGGAGGTCCAACAAACTGCATTCTGTATGCAGAGGTATCTGTTAAAATTAAAATGTAATCTTTACCTTTAACAGCTCCTACAATTCTTGTACCTGAATCAAGTTGAAATGTACCTGCTGTGTTTGTTGATGTTGGTGCATAGGTGTCTCTAGCCTCTTGATCTGAAAAACGAATAAACATAGGGTCTTGAGTTCCTGAGTTACCAATTGTTTTCTCTGTGCCTAAATGAATAACGTGTCTATCTCTGTCAGAGATAATTGTTTGAATAGATTTGGTTGGCATACCAGTTGATACTGTTGCTCTAGTTGTTAGACCAGTACTAGGATCCCATTCAAATGTTCTTCCATCTTTTATTGTGGCTAATAATATTTGACCAAAATTATCAAGGCTCCAAGAACCGGGTTCTAGACTTACTTGACTTGCATCTGAGGCTGAACCCCACCCTACATAATTTGTAGCATTGTTGACATTGACTCCACTATTATGAGCTGACCTTGTTGAACCCAAAGCCGCTCGTGTAATATTTTGTAAATCATTTCCTGCTTTTGCTGTATAGGTAATAAGCTCAGCACCAACTATTATTGTTCCTGATGTAGGAAAAGAAGAGGCACTTGTAAGTGTAATACTTGTGCCAGAACCACCTGTACCAGCAGTATCATCTTGAAGAGCACCATTAAGGGTGCTAAAAGCTTCGTTTTCTATATCACCACCCCACAGTCCGGTACCAAAACCAAAGCCGACTACTTGAGAAGCGTTTCCCACTACTACATATGGTGTAGCTGCTATAGATCCTCCTGCGCTCAAGCCTGCTCCAGATTCGACAGAGTTCATAGTGACTGTAAAGGCACCAGCATTGACTATGGCAGATACCTCAAACTGTGTGTTTATAAAATCAGCTTGTGTGAATCCAGTACCACTGCCTGGAATTGTTACATCTGAAAACTCAATAATCTCACCAGCTGTGAAATTGTGATCTGCTAAATTAATTGTAACTGTACTAGAGTTGTTTGTTGTAGTAATTGTTCCTGATGTTATTTTACTACCAAGTGGTGATATGTCATAAAAAGCTCCGTCGTGATAGAGAAACAAACCTTTGTGTGTGCCGACAGCAATGTATCTTTTACCATCAAGGTCAGACCAGATGTGCATATCTCGAGCAACACCAACAAGTGTGTTACTTGTTTCTTGTCTCCAACCACCTATCTTTTCAGGTTCTCCATAACGAAAACGAACAAAATCAGCATCTGTCCAACGACTTTGAGCAGTTGTTTGTGTGACCTGTTTATTGATGCCTGATTCAAATGGTACTCTAATTAATGCCATATTTTACTTTTTAATATTTCTCTTGGTATAGTATAGTCTATATTATAACATTCGCCAACTACCTTGCTAAACTCGTGCATACATTGATAATTATTTGGGTAAGCTCTTTTCATCTTATATTCTGAGGGAGGTCTGTCATACAGTTCCCATTTTAATTCATTCAATTTAATTGTGTTAATGTTTGCATCTTGCATAATGAGTGGTAATTGATCTCTTATAAGTAAATGTTTGTAAGTTTTCCACCATTTTTTGTTAATTGATGCACACTGTTTGTTTCCTTGCCTTACAACAAAACCAGTTAAATAAGATTTGTTTATATTCTTATTATCCATAAATAACTCAACAACCTGACCTAAGTGTATGAACCCCTCTAAATACCAATCAAAAACTTCATCTATAAAACAATTTCTAAAAGGGTGTTTTAATGTTGTAAATGTAAAATTCTTCAATAATTTTTTACCTATTTTCGTAACGTGTTTTGTAAGTTTTACATCTGTGTCAATGTAGATAGTGTCCTTGTTTGGAAAAAAAAGATGTGAGTTAATTTTGTAAAAAGCCTGATGAGTTTTTTTTGCAAAGGCATTACTGCCAATACAATGCTTATCATTAAGTTTGACTTGTTGCCAAGGTTTAGGTACTTTTTTATTAGTAAAAGCATAATACTCGCAATCAGGATCTACATAATCTGGTGGTCTAATAAAGTTTGTGTTATTCGTTAAAACAGTATAAATTACAGTCATATGTTCAAAAAATATATCACCTCAATTGATCAAACACAAAGTTTTTTTACTAATGTTACTTATCCACGAAATGTTAATATTTTTCACGGACACTACCCAGAAGTTCACGAATTGCATAATCTTAAATTATTAATAGATGAAAAACTTAAGACTAATTTAGATAAACAACAAACAAATGTGTATGCTGAAAAAACAGAATTTAATGTTCTAAATGATAGTGAGGTAGTAAAAAATTTTTTAGGTTATGTACATAAACAAATAAGTTTATCACCAGGTGGTCAATTTATAAAATTTTGGAACGAAATGTTTGTGATGGAAACTTGGGGCAATCGAATGAACAAAGGTGACTATATAAAAAACCACGTTCACAATTGTTTACATTTAATTCTATATCTTACAGAGGGAGTTGAATTGTTTCTGCCAGAGCTGCAGATGAGCATTGTACCAAAACCAGGGGATTGGTATCTTTTACCTGCACACCTTTTACACTACTCAAATAAAAGCACTTCTGAAGAAGCTCGATACAGTTTTGTTTGTAATCTTACAGAGAAAGCTAATTGGGACAGATTGAAAGAACTTAATCTATATTAAATACGACATTTAATCCACCCCGTCATAATGTATTTATCTTTATCTAATGGAGGATTGCCTCTGTGAACATATGGAAAATGAGCAGGTGATAAAATAATTCTGCCTTTTTTTGGTTTGACTCTACGTTTAAGATTTAAAAATTCTGTTTCTCCACCTTCAAAACCCTCATTCAGATAAATAATATAAAACATAATTCTTGTAGAGGAATCAAATGAGGTGCCGTGCTCAATGTGCCAAATGTGATAACCGCCTCCTGGTTGTGTCAATTGAATTTTTGCTGAGTCATAAACATAACCATTTTTATAAAAGTCATCAATGCCTGTGCTTTTTCTGTAAAACAACCAAGCTTGATTTAGATTTATAAAAATAGGTTTGATAGGAGCTTCCCATTCACCAACATTCATTTCATTTAGATCCATAGCCAAATCATTTTTTTGAGTGTTGGAACTGCCTTCAGAATCTAGTCTACTCATTACTTGTTTAAATTTTTTTTTATCATTAAAAAAAGTAATGGCATCTTGGCACATTTCTTTGGAAACTAGATTATCAACGACTCCAATGGAATCTTTGACATCAATATTTGAATGCATTATTTAGATTTATAAGAGGTTGGTTTTGCACCTAATCGCGCTACTTTTTCTTCTGCTGTTTCGTTTTCAACATTATCAGCATCCCAAACTGCTTGTAGCTCTTTCAGGTGTGCTGCATCCCAAATGTCTATAAATTGTGTTCTAAAATTTCCGTGTGTGTCTTCAGAATAAGCAGCGTGAGGTGTTGTATCTCTGTGCTCTACTTGATCTTTATCATCATCGTTAGTCCATTGAATGGCCCACACATTTGAAAATTTTGAATCTCCCCACAATGCGTTATGGTCACTTCCTGTAAAAGTGTAACCACGACCTTGGTCAGCAAAATCGTCCTCGTTTTTGACTATCATTTTATCTTCAAAGACTACAGTCCAATTACCTTTTTTCATAAATACTCCTTAAGTTTTAATTATATATAACACACTTACATATGGTTGTAAAACAGAAGTCGCTGAACCAGTAAATGTTGCTCCGTTTATTGTAAGATTGTGCCCGTGAGCTGTACCACCTCCAGTAGAACCTGATGCTCCTGGAGTTCTGTAGACATTATACTTTGCATAATCTCCTAATGGAATTCCTCCAGTATTATAACCCGCGGTATGTGTATGAGCTGCAAGTTGTGCTGTGCTTAAAGTAGCATTTGCAGCAGATCCTGCAACACTGCAAGTTCCTGTACAAGCTACAGTCTCTGCCCCACCTGTTGAAGCTAAGGCTTTATTGTTTGATTTGCCTAATGGAACATTATTTCTTAGATCAGGCAAACCAAAAGTTGACGAACCATCTCCTGCACCATAAACTGTTCCCACTATTGCGAAAAGAGTTGCATAGGTACTTCTAGAAACATTTGTTCCATCGCATTCTAAAAAACCAGTTGGAACTGATGTTGAACTCCAAGGAACGATGATACCTGTATTTACACCTTGAACTCCTCCTAAGCTGGCTGCACTAAAATTATATCTTGTTGCTTCGTAATTACTCATTTTATGTCTTTATAATGTATAAGATTGCTATGTAAGGTTGTAGTACAGAACTAGCAGTGCCTGAAAAAGTTTCTGTGTTAAGTGTTAAATTGTGAGCGTGAGCTGAACCACTACCTGCGCTTGCCATACTTCCCGCATAATTTGCAGAATAAGGGCCTCTATCACCAGATCTATAAGTTCCGCCTCCTCCACCATATACAGACCCTCCAGTATGTGTGTGATTTGGTAGTTGAGCTTCGGTCAACGAAGCGTTTGAGAGTTCAGCAGTCACTGACAAGTTACCTGACGCAGCAACTGTTTCTGCCCCTCCTGTAGCTGCTAAGGCTTTGTTGTTAGATCTCCCAACTACACAATTATTTTGTAAATCTGGTAAACCAAAAGTAGATGATCCATCACCAGATCCATATGTTGTGGCTACCACTGCAAAAAGATCTGCATAAGTAGACCTTGATACATTAGAACCATCACAAAGTAAAAAACCACTTGGTACTGCATCCTTACTCCAAGGCACAATAATTCCAGTATTAATACCAGCAATACCTTGTATGTTTGCTCCTGTGAAATTATATTTTGTTGCTTCGTAATTACTCATTTTATGTCTTAATTAAATATAATAATGTTACAAATGGTTGTAAAACTGAGGTGGCTGAACCAGTGTAAGTTCCTGCGTTAACAGTTATGTTATGTCCGTGTGCAGAACTTTGACCTGTTGCACCTGAAGTTCCTGGACCAATTCTATAACTACCCTCACCACAACCATATGGTCCTGACCCAGTCCAAGCTTGGTTATGGGTATGTGCAGCCATTTCGTCTGTAGTAAGTGTATGATCAGCAGCAGTGCCCGACACACTTACACTACCAGCAGTTGCTACAGTATTAGCACCACCTGTAGATGCTAAAGCTTTGTTATTTGATCTACCTAAAGCAACATTATTTTGTAAGTCTGGCAAACCAAAAGTTGTTGCACCATCTCCAGATCCATAGGTCGTTCCTACAACAGCAAAAAGATCTGAATATGTGCTTCTGGATACATTGGAGCCATTACATTCTAGAAAACCACTTGGTATTGATGTTGAACTCCAAGGTACAATAATTCCAGTATTTACGCCTTGAGCACCCGTTAAATTAGACCCACTGTAGTTATATTTTGTTGCCTCATAATTACTCATATGTTTAACTTATGTTTTTTTATTTATCTTTGTATACCCATCCTGCTGTTGCATCACCAGAGTATACTAAAGTAAAACCTGCACCCTCAGTAGATACAGTTAGGTCAGAAGACGCACCAGCTATATTGGAACTATTTCTACCTACAGTTAATGAGTTTGAATCAAAAGCAAGTTTTTGGTCAGAAAAAGTTACTTCATCCCCTAGAGAAGGAGATGCTGGTAATGTAACTGTTATAGCTGAACTTGAGGTATCTACAAATACTTGAGCACCTGGTTGAACAGTCTCATTAGCCGTAAGGGCTCTCCACACTTTTGTTTCTTGATCTTTGACGATATCGGTTCCGTTTGAATGACAAATATAGTGATGCCCTTCACACAATTGAAACCCTGTAGCTGAGGTTACCTTAAATGTTAAAGTATAATTTGCGTGATTAGTGCCATCAATTATATTAAAAAACTTTTCTAAACTTGCTGGAAAATTGACAGTTCTATTACCTGCAAGAGTCCCAATAAATTTAATAGTCATATTTCTTGCATTAGATAAAGCTGCATCACTCATAACTAAAGTGACATCCCCTGAAGCTACATCAATTTCTTGGTAACCTGCAATTGCCTGTTCAACAACAGCCAAATTAGTATTTGTCTTTGTGCCCCAAGTACCAGAGTTTTCTCCAGTAGCCATTAATTCTATTTTTAATTCCGATGAAAATGTACTCGGCATAGTCTCTCCTTATTTTTTAAGTTTACATCAATTAGGCAGCAGTTTCAACCTCGTCCCACCTATTGGTTACGTTTGGATTTATTTCACTCCAAACAAATGCAAAAGTGTTACCAACACTTGTTTGAGCAGTGACTCCACTTACAGTAAAGTCTACACTGATTGTTGTTCCTGGATCCTCAGTCCCTGTTGTTAAAGATAATCCTGTAACAGGATATTTTGCTATAGGATCTACAGTGCCTAAAGATGTGGCTAAAGACACACCCGTTACATCATATAAAGTAATTTGTTCTACAGCACCAATACTTGACGAAAGAGATAGTCCTGTAACAGGGACATCTGCATTACCAAAGAGTGTTACAGATCCAATGGAAGTAGTAGCAGTCGCACTTGCAGGTGTGTAGCCAGCAACAGCTCCAACACTACCAATTGCAGTGGTTGATGATACACCTGATACAGCAAAGCTTACATCTATGACAGGTATGCCATTTCCAAGAGTAGCTGTTAAAGCTATACCGCTTACATCTATATTAGTGTCTCCAAGAAACCCAAGTTGACCTGCAGAGGTTGTTAGGGATAAACCACTTACAGTCTCGTCTGCAGCGTTTGCTTCACCCCAATCAAAGTCACCCCAAGCAAAACGACCCCAACCAAATAAGAACGATCCAGAGGCCGTTCCTATAGATGATGTCATTGAGACACCTGTTAATACTTGGGTATGGTCAGGAAAAGCTACAATTCCTTCACCAATTGAAGTTGAAGCTGATACACCAGTTACTGTAACTGAACCATCGCCTTGAGCACCATAAAGTCCAAAGCCCCAAGTTAGAGCACCCCAAGTGTTAGCCATTGTTGACCTTTAGGCTATTCTAATAATAGCAGCTGATGTTGTAAAAGCAGGAAACTGTATTGTAAAAGTTCCGGATGTTGCAGATTTATCACCACCAAAGTCTAAACAAGCAACAGCAGTATTACTGTTTGATGAATTATAAATTAAAGCACCTCTCGCAGTAAGTGTAACACCAGTAAATGATCTGTCTGCAAAATCAACAATTGCTGTATTTGTAGCAACTGAAGTATTTTGTGAACCTTTTGCTAGTTTACCTCCACCAGAAGCATATTGCCCGCTCGCAGAAACTTCATTGTCAGTTGTAAAACTTGTAGTTGATTTACCCAAAGTAGCTGAACTTGTGTACAATGATATTTTAAATTGATCACCAGATGTTTGAGTAAAATCGTGTTTTGCTTCTAATAATTCTTTTTTAAATGAATTACAGATAGCAGATGTAGTAATGGCCATTATATATCTCCTATAAAATTAAACTTAAGCTGAAGTAGAAGTAATCGGAATTCTGGGTACACCATCTTCATATTGCCCTCTTCTTCTTTGCCCCATTTGTTGTAGAGCAAATGCTTGTACTTCTTCATTATACTTGTCAAAGTATACTTTGTATAGGTCTTGGGGTCCTTTTAGAAAACGGAAACATTCAACTAAAACACCATTAAGAAGTAATGCTTCTTGGTAAGTAGATATATAAGTTGTGTTAGTAGCTGTAAAATGTGGCGGATCAATAATATAATTTATTTGAATTGTAATTGTATCCACAGCTGGTGTAGGTGCTAAAATGATTGTACTTTCATTCCAATTAGCATAATACTTTGGGTTACCTGTCGTACCTTCTCTGTTGAACTCAGTAATAAAACTTGTATCTCTTTTCTCTAAATAAGTTGATGCTCCAGATATTATTGACTCTACTGATCTTAAATATATTAGGTCATCTGGTAACAAAATAAACTTAGAGTTCGTATTAGTGGTTGATGTTGCATATTTTCTTAAATCGTCAAAATCTACTTTACCAGCTATGTCTAATTCAGTATTTCTAATAAATTGATCTAAAAGCACATCTGTTAAAACATTGCTATCTACCTCTGTATAATTACGAACTTGTGTTAAAAAATCTGAATAAGTTATAGCCATATTGATTCCTAAGTATTAATTGTCCACCCCATTGCACTGTGGTTCTGGCAGTAGTAATAGAGCGTAGGGGCTCCTACTGCTACAGTTATTTGTGTGTAAGCACCACTTTGTCCAGGCACACCATTAAAGGTTACTCCGGTAGTATACTCAGATCCCCCTCCGTGCGTACCATTTGGTGTGGCACTAATTTTTAAAGGGTGGTTCTCATTTGTTGCATCACTTTGGTCAAAACGATATGTTTTGCCTTCTTCAACAGTAAGTGTAACATCAGCAGTGGCAGTAGATCCACCAATAGCAAATTTGTTAGTAGAACCAACATTATGGTAAGGGTGATTTGAAGGATTGCCTCCAACAACAGTCACAACAAAAGTTTGCGTTATTGTTAAGCCACTTGTAGTAACAGTTCCTACAGACATATTCAATTGTCTTCTTCTGTTCTGTTCATCAGGTGTAGATGGTGGTACTAAAGAATTTGGGTTTGGGTTAAAAAACAATGAAGGATTTAGATCAACTATTGTAGGCACAGGTTTTTGGGGTCGTGCATTGAATAAAGCAATTGCATCAGCTTTTATATGCTTTCTTCTTATCTGTGGGTGTTTAGCCTCAAATTCTGATTTATGAACGAAAGACCCATTCCATTCTTTAACCATTTCAACATATGGAAACTCCATACCTGACCTGTCTGATATAGCTTTTGAATTTTTACCTCTAGCATAAGCCATTAAAACACACCTTTAAATTTTGTTCCTCTAATAGCAGCTTTACCACCTACACTAAAACCTTTACTTTTTATTTTTTGTATATCTTCTTTTAAACCACCCGATTTTGCCATACCTAATTTCTGGTAAATATTTTGTGCATTTGTAGTGCTTTGTAACTGATTAGGTGAAGGCATATTTCTGTAAGAATGTCTTGTTTTCAATCTCTCTAATGCAGCAAACTGTCTGTCGTATTCTGGGTCACCTGCTCTTTGAGCTCTATTTACGTTAACTGTGTATGTTTCCGGTGATCCTTTCACATAATAATCACTAGGGTTATATGTTCCATAAGCTCCCGTATTTTGACCAGGTTTACCATAAGCTGTTCGTCCTGCACCTTGACCAAAGGCTCCAGTACCAGCAGTTCTAAATTCTTTACTGTAGTCTGAGGGTAATTCATAAACAGGTGTTGATGGAGGTGGGGGTCTATATCCAGCAAGACCAGCACCTGAACTACCTCTCTCCAAAGTATAAGGTGTTCTTGTTTTTGTTTGCTTTTCAGTTATCGTTAAATTTTTCATTGCTTTTTCTGCTTCCTCTATCTCTTTTGATAAATCT